GCCCCTCGGCGCCTTCGCCGATGGTCGGGATGAAAACCGGAGAGGCATCCCAATTGATGATCGAGGGAGATTTCGTGGTAACGACAGCCATGGATAACCCCTATAGGCCGGGAGGATTGACAAACATTGCGTCGCTTTCGAAAGCGCGCTGGAAAGCCAGCAAGGCGTTATGCACGTCCTTGCGGGTGACGCCGGCACCATTCAAATCCGTGGTGTTCCAGCGGACTTCGATGTCATCGGCGTTCGGCGCAAGCGCCCCGGCGGTAAAGTCGGTGATCAGAAAACCGTCCCTGCCGCGCTTGATCGAGAGAGAGAGAGCTGCCATCGCATTACCTCACGGCGTCACATCGCCAGCCGCCGACGTATCCGAGCACAACACCTGCACGAGCCGTCCGGGCTCAAGCCGCGTCGCGCCCGAGGACATGCCAGTCCACAGTTGATACGGCAGGCTCGACAAGTCGACGCGGCGGTCAATCGAGTTCTCAGTGTCCTTCCAGATGCCGAGATAAATGCCGGACTTCACCCATACGATGTTCTGGCGCACGTTGGAGGATGATGTCAGGCGCTCCGAATAGATGATGTTGAAACCCATCATCCGAGTGACCTTGCCGTCCACCAGCACGACATTCGCATCGCCGCGGAAATCGGTCGAGACCACCTGCACCTGGTTGAGCAGGTCGGACTCGCCCTGGCTGTTGGTGATCCAGGTCAATTCTTCGTCATCGACCGGCACCTGCGCCTTACGCATGATGCGTTTGGCTTCGATCATCTTGGCGACGGTGAGGCCCGAGGCCGCCGAGGAGCCAAAGGTCGATGCGATCTGAAACAAGGTGGAATTGAAGTTCTCGGCCGACAGGCCACCCGCATCGGCGCCGATCTGGGCGGTCGCGAAGGACGCGCCGATCAAGCGGTCGTCCCATTCGCGCGCCACGGCGGCGGCGGCAACGCCGACATACTGCGATTGCGGGTCCTGCAACAGCTTGAGCTGGTCGAAACGGTCAATGAGCTGTTGGGCTTCCTTGTCCACCGGGAAAACCCATCGGCGGGTGAAATCCACGTCCTGGCGTTCGAGCGGCGTGAATCGACCCGCCGGCGCCTTCATCTGGATAGCACCGATATATTGGATCGGCGATGCCTGCTTACCGTAGTGGTATCCCTCCATGCACCGGCCGCGCAGTTTGGACTGCGTCTGCTGCAGCTTGAGGTTCAAGAGGGTCGAAAATTGGGTAACGTAGAGTTTGAACAGGTTCTCAGACATTGGTCTGCCCGCATTAAAGGTTGGTCGAAGGTCGGAGCCTTGCCTGCGATGCAGGGGCCAACGTTCGGCCTTGTCCTTGCGGGGGGGCCTGTTTCAGATCGGGTGCGGTCTTGCCGCCCGTGGCGGGACCGAATTATCGCGGCGACTTAACGGCCAAGCCGGGCCGCCGCGATCAAGTCATAGGAGGAACTGTCACATAAAGACGCGACACGACGCGAGATTGTCGCAGATGAAAGATACTCGCAACGCACCGCTCAGGTTTTGCGGCGAACGTGCCGCGCCATGCCGGCCTTGTAGCCGCCCTTACGTTTACGCGCGAACAGCTTGCACCACATATCTTCGCCGATATCGCCTTCCACCAACTCGCACTTGCCGGTCTCGGAGGCCTCGTTTTCGGCCGCCTCGATAAAATGCACGCAGGCACCGCAATGATCGCCACCGAGACTATAATCAACCGCGGCTTTGAAGCGCTTCTCGGGCATCACTTCTTCCGCACATGCTTGGCTAGCTTGCCGATTTTGCGGCCCTTGTCGGCCTTGAGATATTCGTTGGCAACATCGACAGGCATTGGCTTTTTGCCGTGGGCTCGGAGCTTTGCGCGGCCCGCCGCGGTGCGCGACATCGCTGCAAATCCGTGTTGAGCTTGGCTAGACGACGGCATAGGCGGTCAACCTTCTTCTGCAGTTGCGCAATTTCGGCTGCCTGTTCGGCGACGATCTTTTGCCAGGTCCGGCGCGATTTCACGGCTACTTGTCGTGCCGCTTGTCCACGTCGCCATGGGCAAGATGCTTGCGAAATTCATTGAAGCGGCCGACAACTTCAGGATTGTTGCGATGCGCGGATTGGATGCCACCCTTGCGAGGGTGACCGCAGTGCGCCTCATGGGTAATGACGCAGAGCTGCGGCGTGCAATCCACCGGACATTCATCATGTGTCCCGCCGAGCCAGAATGGCTTGCCGTTAGATGAATGTGATATGGTTTCACGTGAAACAACTTCAGCCTTTGGTTGCTCTGCCATTTTCGACTCCTGAACCGGCGGACGGTTTCGGGCAATCATCTTGGCCCTGCGTTCCGCAGCGGCACGTTCCCGGCCGGCCCGCATCTTGGCCTTAAGTTCTTCGGTCATGGTGCGCTTTGGCGGCGTCTCAACGGTAACGTCTGTCATGCGGCAACTCCTGCGATCTGTTCGGTGAGTTGGTTAAATTCGCGCCTGGCATTGACATCGCCATTCATCAGGCGCTTGACCCAATCGCCATCGGCCTGCAGTTCGGCAAGCCGGGCCTGCGCGCCCACCTGTGTGGTCGGCGAGCCGCCACCCTTGCCTTCCACGAAAGTGTCTTCCGAAGTTCCAGCGCCGATCTTGCGGAACATCTCCATGACTTTGTCGTAGCCGAGGACGTTTTCGAGCGTTGCCACGGTTTCCTGGTCAACGCCGAGACGGCGGGCCCCCTGTTTGGCAGCCAGCAGGTTTTCATCGTGTTTCGGCCCCCAGCTTGTCTTCAGAGCGGCCTTCTGTTCATTGAGCTTGGAGGTCTTGCCGGCAGTCTCGGACGCATCGGCATCATCCAGGTACTTGATGACGGCCTTGACAATCTCGGGTGCAGCATCCTTGACGACGCCGGCTTTGTGAAGCGCGGCGCGCATGCCGTCGACGAAGCCAGACTCAAGCTCGGTTCCATCTGCGAACTTCACTCCGGCGAAGTCGTAATCCTTTGCCTCTTTCGGGGTACCGAGACGCTCGCGTATGGCCTTCCAGCCGGCATCGTCAGTGGCGTCTTTGGGCAGCCGCAGCAGCCGATCGGCCGGCACGCCCATATGGCTTTCGAGATTGGCGTACTGCTCCCATAGCTGAGACATCGCCTGCTTTGGATTGGTCAGGTCAAGCCCCTTGCCTGTCCACTTGGCAACGACATCGGCGGCGATGCCGTCATGCCATGCGGGCGGCGTAGGATTTGGATTTGGATTCGGCTCATCAGCCATCATTATCTCCGAGCTTGTAGATTTTCTTAAACAGTTGTTCGGGTGTCAGCGTCAGATAGTCGTGAATCCGCAGCCACACCTCCCGCCGGCCTTCCAGCACATTGGTTATGTCAGTCTGTCCAGGCACCACGCAGGTGCGTGTGGCGCGGCAGAACGGTGCTAATATCTCAAGCACTTGCTCGCCGGCCGGCGACGTAAACGCAAGTTGGAACGCGCGCTTGTGTTGCTCTATCTCCGCCAGCGCCTCGCTCGAATTGCTGACGACCGTCAAGCGGGCACCTGTTGCTGTTGCGGGCCACCGAATGCCTGGCCGGGAGCGACGCCGGGTTGATTCTTGGCAACCACGGCTTGGGCCTTGAGCATCGCGGCCTGGGCCGGCAGTGCGTCAATCTGGGCTTTCTGCTGTTGAGCCTGGGCACGCGCCTTCCGCTTGCCTTCGATCGCCTTGGCGTTGGACATCCAGCGCTCCGGCACGTTCTGAATCTGAGCGATTTCCGGGATAGCGGTATCGAAATCGAATGGATCGAGCAGTGATCGGTCCTGTGTGATGTTGACCAGTTCCTTGACACTTTCCACGACGCGGATGAAACCAGCGGCCTCATTGGCGCGGGCCGCCATGGCAAGCGGCGAAGTGTCTGTCACCCGGTATTGACCGCGAGCCTCACGCAGCCGCGGCGGCATCGGATCGAGGAGGCCCATGGCCGAGAGCAGGTCCATCTCCCGCTCCACCATCTGGCCTACATATTCGGTGTGCTGCCGGCCGAGCGTCGGGGCAACGAGCATGCCCTTTTCGTTGACAAGCTCGATCACTTGCGTGGCCGTCATGTTGGGATGCTCGGTAAGCACCTTGAACAGCGACACCAGGAAGGTATCATCGATCAACCCGCGCTCCTCGCCCATCATCTTTTCAGAGATTTGGATGTCGCCGGTAGGCAACACATGGACAAGCGGCTTGCCGTCCGGATTGACGCCGCCGGCATTGCGGGCACCTGGGATCATATTGAAGTCGAGCAGCCCATCGTCTGGCGTAAGCAATACTGGATCAGCGGCACGGTGGCCGGACTTGAGGAAAATCTTTTTCTCGGCATTGAGGGTTTTCAGTGCCGGCAACACGATTTGAGCCGGGCCACGGCCATAGACTTCGTTCGGGGTCTGGTCGTAGCGAGACACGGCGAACGGAAATACCCGGTAACCGCCGGGCGGCTGCATCAGGCATTGGCCTTCGATCGATACGTAATAGGAGGCCCATGGCAGACTGCGGACATCGAGACGATCAGGGTCGTAATCGTCGCGCGGCTTGACGCAATGCAGGAAGTTGTAAGGCCACTGCGATTCCTGGGCGAGTGGTGCCAACAGGTTGGCGGGCAGCGCCTCGACGCCCCATTTCTGCGCCGCCTGGTAGGCCGTGAGGCGATACCAGCGGATCATGCGGTCCACCTTGCCCTGGTGGTTCTCGCCATAGAAGGTCTCGCCCAGCGGTACTGCCCGATAACGCAGCCCGCGCTGGCCTCCATGTTGTCGCGCATCGAAGGCGTCGATATACATGGTGGCGTTGCCAAAGGCGCCGAGCGATTGCCAATTATTGTAATTCTGTGACTGGAAATTCGCGGTCGCGGCATAGCGCTGCCGGAACAGCGTCTTGACGGCGTTCTCGTACCACAGCCGGCACTGCCGATCCTTCATCACGTAGTCGTAGTCGGATTCGAGTCCATGCCACTTCATGTTGCGCGGCGTGACGAGAGAATCCGCGATCGCGCAAAAACGGTGCAGCGCGAGACCACCGGTGGCATCGATCTGCTGGTTGGTTTTCTTCTGCCCTGGCCAGTTGAAATTGCCATAATAGAAAGTGTTGCGTGAGGTTGGCAGGATGAGTTCGGCCGACTCCTCCCATTGCATCGCGAACTGATTGCGCCACACCTGGAACTGCGAAAATTCCTGCAGGATGTGGCGCACGATCTCAGACTCGCGCTGGCTGATCTGGCGCGGCGCATAGCTGTCAAAAGACCGATCGAGCGTGGTAAGCTGGTTCGCCATCAGTGCACCGTCAGCCGCCTTGCATCGGGGTCTTTCGGGTCCATGGTGGGATCGAGCCGCTGGTCGGCGACCACCCAATTCTTGACGGCCGCGAACAATTGCCGCCTGTCCTTGTCATCGAGTTTGAGGCGATCGGCGAGGCGGCGGAAATCACTCTGCATATCGGCGAGGCTGTGGAACACGATGGTGTTCCGGCGTGGTGGTTGGTTGTCCCGCATGACCAGGTCGGCGATGATCTTGCCGCGCTTATCGATCTTGCCGGCCGAGCACAGGAATGGTGCCGAGATGGCATAGAAGCCCGGGAATACGGCCTGCAGTAGCACCGGCAACGCATCATCGAAATTATGCGCCAGCACGGACAGCACCACGATTCCGAGGCGTTCGCGCTGTGTTGCAACCAGGACGCGGGCCTGCCAGGTATCGCGGAGGTCCTGAAGATGACGGGTGAAGTAGAGGCTTTCTACGGTCTCAACCGCCATAGGGGGAGCCCCCTAGCAGCGCGCCGCCGGCAGCACTCAAGGCAGAGCCGGAACCCAATAGCTGGTTCTGCCGAGCGAGGCGCTTCTTGCGCTCTTCGTCGGTTTCGTTCTTGACTTGATCTGAAAGCTGACTGCCGAGGCCGAGATCAGCCGCCGCATAGCCACCGAGAATAGGATTGAGAGCCATGCCGCCATGTTGCGGCAGGCCCAGTCAAGCGGCAACGCACCGCTAGGCCGCTTCCTCTTTGGGCGGCAACAACTTCTTGAGCGATGCGTAGACGATGAGCCGGCGGGTCTGCATAATCTCTTCGCCGAGCTTCATGCTTTCGATCTTGCCCTGGCGCATGAGCTTATAGATCGTGGCCCGGCTCACGCCGAGCAGCCGTGAGGCTTCCTGCATGGATACCGTCAATGGCTCTATCATACACGCCCCTGCACGTTGTTGCACGCCGATGTGTAACATGTGCAACGGATGTGTCAAGCCTCCTCATCAGTGAGAGCCTTGATCGCTTTCACCGTCTCTGGACCGGCTCCCAGATAAGTGCGCTGTGATACAAGAAGCGTTGGCTCATCTGATTTCGGAAAATGCAATTTAACGCAGTGGTAGCACATACACACGATGCCCTTCGGGCTCGTGGGTGCAACCCATATGCGGGCAGCGCACCCCTTGCATTCTTCGATGACGCAGCCCGCCATTCGCGGAATCGACAGGTCATCGACGCGAAGGCATACGACCGCATCGGCTTTCCTTGCCTGAGTTAAGGGGTTGGTGATGATCTTCACTTCCATCTACGCCTCCCTCCTCATCGGCACCACTTCGCCGGTGGCAGCCATTCCATGCGCGCAGTAATCCGCCCAAGCATCCATCAGTCGGCGGCGTTTCTCGAACAGATCGCCGCGGCGGTAGGCAGCTTCCACCTTGTTGCCGATCGCATGCGCCAGCGCCATCTCGACGACCTCGGACGGATAGTTCGTGCACTCGGCGGCCCAGTCCCGGAACGTCGACCGGAACCCGTGCACGGTGAGTTCGCCACGGCCCATGACCTCCAACGCCGCAAGCATCGACATATTGGAAAGCGGCCCGCGGCGGCCGTGGAACACGAAGTCGCCGGTCCCGCGCAATTCGGCCATCTGGTCAAGCACCCGCATGGCGGCATTCGAGAGTGGCACCCGGTGCTCCTGCCCAGCCTTCATGCGTCCGGCCGGGATGGTCCAGACCTTGGTGGCGAAGTTGATTTCACTCCACGTAGCGCCAAGTGTTTCGCCGGTGCGCACCGCGGTCAGGATCGTGAATTCGAGCGC